GCATAGTCTTTCTGTAATGGTGTTAGGTTAACTTGTTGTTTCGTCATGTTCTTTACTTAATATTATTGTAGCATCTAATTGTATCTTGGCCTTCTTTAAATTGCCCAAGGCAATATTAATAGCAGGATGTTCTCGGGCCAATGCTTCAAGTTGCAATTCTTCGTCACGCTTCTTTCGAGCCCAGTCAAGCAATGCTACTGCTTCACTGGTCATTGATACACTAGCATAGCTGCTGGCTAACTCTTGCCACGATGAACCGTCATACACTTCTATATTATGATTAGAGGTATTATATCTCATCATACCTGCTGATTGGTTTCCGGAAGGAATGTAAGGATTCATTGGACTGCCTCCAGTTACCTGGAGGTATAGTCCACTGTGGGTTAACCCTTTTATCATGCCTGTGCTGGAATAATATATTTGTAAGTAGCTAGACCGCTATCTAATGTAATCTGCATAGCACCTTCATTGCTAAAACTAACTTTGGCATTGTTTGCATCGGCAATTTTAAGAATGCTCAATACACTTTGAACAGGCCATGTCCATCCTTTATTTAGGCTACCAGTAACACCTGTTGCAAAAATAAATTCACCACCGTGTGTACTTTGGTCACCAAATGTAAACTTTAAATTACCACCATCAGTCTTTGCAAGGAATGTAGTGTGCTCGTTGTTTGCAGCCGCCTGGAACTGAAAACGTTGTACACTTTGAACGCTGGGCTCGATCTCGACATCCCATCTAACTCCGCGAAACTTAACAGTCTTTAACTTTTCGTTAATGATGTCAGTGTTCATAAAACGGTAATCGTTCTTAAAATCCTTGGTCTTATTTTCAAAGTGCAAACCAGTTGGGATAGTATCGCCATTACGGTCTGCGGTAGTAACTTCAATCTTAGCATCTTCTTTATACTCAGGGCAATCTAGCAAATACTTGAGTTTGTTCATTTGTGGCATACCAAATACGCCAATCATATCTGGATATGGGTTAGCAGTTTCGGCGTACATGATAACTGAACGGTCATCTGCCATACTGTCAACGGAGGTCTTTTTATCGTCTCCAGTAATTTTCACAATGTTTAGGAAACCAAGGTTATGTGTGTGACCTACGATGTCTTGAAGAATGTCTTTCATTTTAAATCCTTTTGTTTAGTATATTTAGAAATTTGTATAATGTCAAATAAATTTTATTCAAAGCTGAATAAACTGCCGAATGTATTATTTTGTGTAGTGGATTCTAAATCCCACTCTAGTACTCCAATAAGGTTTTCTAGCTTATTGTTAATAATGGTTGCCTCCATCTCCCCATGATCAAACGGAAGTTCTTGGAACCATTTCGGTAAACGCATTTCGTCAACTGGATATGCAATTGAAGTGTATCCTAATGGATTGTCTTTCATCTTGCACACAATAACTTTCATGCCGTCTACAATACCCATCGAGTATTTGTCACCGTTCATACGTTTAAGAGTATTCCAATTAATACTAGCACGAACATGTCCGGGCATGTTGGTTCTACCCGCTTTGACTTCTTTGGCCTGATACTCTGCAATGTTATTTGCACGTTTAGGACTACCCTTCTCCCACCCAGGCCTCTGTTTGAATTCACTTCGGAACTCACCGATACGTTCTAGAATTTCTTCTTCTTGAGCATTGTTAAGAACTTTGGTTAAAATCTCGCTTAAAAAGTTTTGCATAAATTCAGGAGTATCACTACGTTTCAAATCTAAGCCCATGGCTTTGATTTTACCTGGCTTGCCATCTATATCTTGCCTCTTACCTTCCTTGTCAAAGTACAAGATAGCGTATCGCTTCTTGGTCATAAAGATGCCTTTGATAGCAACAAATTCTCGACCGGCCTTAATAACATCTCCTCGAGTTTTTGGGCAATGAAAATCGTCCAACATAAATTGTGGAAATGTTCCATTTACTTCTTCAGAGATAGTATCGTATAGTTGAACGACAACTTCTTTGTTCCAGGGAATTACCCCTTTATTGATATCATTTTTTAAAGTAGTGTATGCACTAAAATATACAGAGTCAGTATCACCGTATATCACACTCTTGCCGGTGTAGTTATAGTCTCCAGTAATAACTTCATTTACTTTCGAAGCCATATGCCTGGCGATCCGTCTACCAGTAAGAGTTGTGGATTGCCCAATACGATTATCAAAGAACCTACAACCAGCGTTAAGAATAGCACCGTATAAGCTATTAAGGTTAATCTTTTTAACCAGCTGTCTTTTATCCCAATATTCTTCTTCAACTTTATTCCCCGATGCAATACATTCTTTTAATTTTGCCTGCATTTCTTTACGTTCGGCATACCAACGTTTCAACAATCCAGGAATGATCCCTTCTTTCTCATAGGTAAAGATAGTACCGTTTGCTGAGATAACCCACGGCTGATTACTTTCAAAAATCAGTTCATAAATTTGAGCCCCACTTAGCACATCAACTCTGCCATCTTCCCAATCAACTGTGATATCAGTTACACGATCTTTTGCCATGACAAGTTCGTATTCGTTACTGCCGAACTTGCCTTCCCAAGAGGCTGCAAAGCTAGAACCCTTTGCTATCTTACCTTCAATTTCAGCTTTGGTATAAGATTGACGTAACTGCCCAACAATAGTTTCTGGTCCCATGTTTAATGCACGAATAGCTGACGGATACAATGAGTTAATGTCCATTGATCCAATCCAGTCATGCAATCCTTTCTTAGGATATGCAACATACGCACCAGCGGCTTGTGTTTCTAAATCATCATCACGTTTAGGACGACCCGGAACAATTAGTCCTCGATGATGAGCTTCATTTACAATGGCCTGCTCAGTTACAGCCACAGCACCCATTGTGGTCTGTAACAACACAGTACATTCATGTGCTAGTGTATTTGCTAGGTCAATAAATTTTAATTTATTATCTAGTTTATTCAGCAATGCAGTATCTTGCCTGTTGTATTCAATAAACTTGCGGAAGTCATTGTTGTACAATTGATCTAGGGTACCTTCGTACTGCGTCTTAGTTTCACCTACCTCCATCTCTCCAATTGCATCCAATCGGTATGTATGTCGCTCTTCATAGGTGTACTTGCGGTACAACTCGAGACTGTCCAAATGAACACGACCAACAAGATCATAAGTAATAGCCTTTTTTCCATACTTCTCGTACTCCCGTTTCTTGGGGAACTGGTCCCATAGACATAACCTACGGGTATCTTCTTTGCTAAGAACTTTAATGATGCGGTTGACAGTATAAGGCATATCGTATCCTTCACTGTTCCATCCGCTTAAAATATCTGCATCTTGAATCAAGCCCAGGAATGTTTCCAACATTTCGTATTCTGTTTCAAACAGCATTGTGTTAGGAAAGTCTTTTACCTGCTCTACTGCTTGCTCCATTGTCAGTGTCTTTGGGGGGACTGCAAGACATACTAATGTATCTAACCATTGTAGGTGGACAGAAATCGCAGTAATTGGCATGAACGCATCTTCAGGAGTACTGTAACCACGTTCTGGATCAAAGTCTACTTCAATGTCCCAAAATGCTACATTGAGCTTAGGAGCATCTTTGCCTAAATAGTTTTCTTCTAGGCATCGGAATACAGGATTAATATCATTTTCAAAGAGTTTCTTTCCTGAATGAATTCGGGTTTCTTTTTGGAACTCTTTGTAATTTTTGACAGAAACTTTGCTAAGAGGATCACCGTAAATTGAACGATATTTTCCTTTAGAGTCTGGGTAGTATAATACATATTTGGCAGGATAATCTTGAAAGATTCTGCCTTTTTTGGGATCACGCTCAACGACGCGAATAACGTCCTTGTCGCGATCCCACATTGAATCGACGTAGCTCATTTTTTTCTCCTTTGTAGTTTGTGGCCTACAAATACCAACATGATCATTTATGGCTGATCAAACCTTTCTCTTATATATTTAATAGTCTAACGTATCCAACAATGTCAATAGTGACTAATAGTAGATAGTTTGCAACCATGCCAGTACTCTTACGAGTCCAAGCAGCCCACCCGAATATTGCACATTGTAAAATGAATATAGGATATAGATAGAAAAATAAAGGATCAGTTGCTCCTGCGGCCAATGTTAAGGAACATCCGAGACTCATTAGCCAGGCAGCAATTTCTAATGAAAATCGAGTTGGCCACTCTCGATAATCAGTTCTCGCCCAATTATATATTTTTTGGACAAGGCCCATTAATCTTCCTTACGAAAACTGTGACCGCTAATATCAACAATAGTTTCCAAATCATCAAACTCACGGAACACTTGATCCCATGTATCTTTTTGTGCAATCTTGATAGCCTTCTTGATAACGCTTGGCTTGACTTCAAGTTCCTCTGCAACAGCTTTGATTGTTTCATTCAATCCTTCTGTTAAGTCTTGAATTTCCTGCATAACTGTCATACCTTCTGCGACAATCTGCTTAATCTTTGCTTGCTCTGGTGCACCGAATGCTTTTGACATAAATTAATCTCCTGTGAACATTAAGTATATACTAATGCAACCACAGTGTCAAACTTTTATTCGTAAGTTACTGTATCGGAGTCGCCCAATCGCCATTTGGGGTTTGTTTCTACAACCCATTTTTTTGTAGCAACTTTAAAATCTGGAAATAACATTTCTTTAGGGTTACTGGCTGCATCAAAGAATCTGCAACGATTATTGGGCTGTGCGGCATATTGTCCATTATCTAGTTGTATAAAGTTAAAACTTTTGTGATCTTCGGGCCACTCTGAGTAGCTAGTGTCTATAACATTGAGATCTGGACTAGCATTGTCTACGGTAAACATATAGTCGCCTTTGTGTAGCTGACGATCCTTGGCATAGAACTCGCAGGAAAGATTACGTAAGAACGCCTTTTGTATTACAGCAATATCATAGCTGAAGCAGTCCCATATTTGCAGTGTATCGAGTGGTACAAACTTGTCTGGCTCTAAATCGGTGTTTCTGCTTACATAGGCATGTAAAGGTAGTTTGTCGTACAGTGCTCCGTATCTGGGCAAATAGCTTTCTATACGGAATGCTTGACTACGCAGGCTTTTGATTGACACCCATATGCACGGTTCGTATTCGCCCTGTCCTGACTTAAAATCATACAAAAATTCTTTGCGTACAAAACAATGCACCGGAGGTAAGTTTGCAACTAAGAAACTCATTTTATTCTTCTAGATTAACAGCGTCGGTATTAAAAAATTCAGGGTTCGCTTTATTAAATTTACGCATCACAATACCAGCTAGTTCGTGTGCTTGATTTTCTTCAGGGCTACCGGTAGCACCCGCACCTGGCTTCAGTCCAGTTTCTTCGTTTTGTTTGTAATGTACCATCTCGTGTGCAAGAGTTCTTAAAATATCTAAAGGATGTCTATCTTCAATTGCAATATTGATTATTTTAGTTTCACTGTTAAAACTACCAAAACTAGGTTGATCATCTACGCTGCCAATACGTAAATGCATTTTAATTTTTGGAACAGATTTTAATTTAAGTTCATTGACTGCAAAGGGAAGAAACTCCTGAAGTATTTTCATAAAATCAGGTTTTGAATTTACATCCTCTAATAGGTCTATGATTTTCATTACTTGATAATTCTTCGATCTAATGCTGCCCATAGCTTAGATTCGTAAGCTGGCTCTTTAGCCTTGTGTTTTACATCACCTTGCTTTTGTGCTTTCTTTTTATCTTTGTGAGCACCTGCACCACTTTGTACTGCGTTCTTGGCAACAAAGTTTCTAGGCTTAACTGCATGTTTCACAGCACGTACACCTTTCTTGTTTTCTTCTACACTTTGTTCTTCTACTTTGCCGGCATTGTGTGCTTTCCATGCAGCACCGTATGCCTTGCTTTTTTCAGTTTTAGTTAACTTACCATCTTTAGCATATCCCTTTTTAATATGCTTGACCATGCGTTCGGCTTTGGCTCCCGGCGGTGCTACCTCCGCCACACCTTCATTGTTTTCATCTTCAGCATCAAAATCATATTTGTCGTATTGAATGTGACCGTCGTGTCCGATGCCAGACAGCACCACCATAACATAGTCGTCGCCATAATCGGGTTCCCATCCTAATGCTCTTAATTCATCTGCATTGTCGCCGTCAGTCCAGTATTGGTAAGCCAATGGAAATAATTTTGCCTTGTATTTTTCCATACTTGGCAAGTATGATGGATCAAGATCAACTGGTTCAAATTCTTGTGTCGGCCACATCTCGTCAGCATCGCCTGGAGTAATTTTTCCAGTCATTTTTCTCATTGATTTATCAAATTTTTCGTCACCTGTGGCCTCCGCCACACCTTGCTTTTTATTATCCAATTTGGTAAACGCTTTAACAAAATTAGGACCACTTTTCATGCGTTTTGTGTCACTGCGTTTTGTGGGATCCATTCTGTGTTTAAGATTATCTTTATCTAATTTTGTTAGATAACTGGTTAGCGTAGCATCACTAACCTCCGCCACACCTTGCTCTGGAAGTTGTCC